TTTCAGAGCCTTGGCCGACTTGTTCGCTTCGGCCACCAACGCTTTGGCTTCCGTCTCCGCATCCGCTTTTGTCTTGCCGGCCTCGGTCAACAGGGCATTAGCCTTTTCGGCAGATTCCTGTGCAGCCTTGGCCGCAGCACTGGTTATTTTTTCGGCTTCAGCCTTGGCCTTGGCGACCTTCTCCTTGGCCTCAGCGACCTTGACCGCCGCCTCTTCAAACGCCTTGGCGGCATCCCCTGCGATACCAAGCTCCTGCTTGGCCTTGTTCGCGGACTCTTCCGCGTTGCGGAGGATGTTGATCCGTTCAGCGAACGCCGAACCGCCCTCGGCAGCCAACGCGAGTTTGGTTGCGAAATCCGCAGAACCCCCGCCGACACTCAGTGTGTCCGTCATCGACCCCTACCTCTTAGTTCGACGCCACGCCCGACTGGACGAGGGTAAGTGTTGCTGTTCCAGCGCCAGCCGTAACGGTGACGCGGATTCCTCGCACAGCGAAGGCATAGTTGCCGACTTGGCTGGTGGTCTGCGCCACAAGCGTGGTGTGCTGGAACCAGGTTGCGGTCGCCGGGCTGAACGTCTCGGCGAACACGTCGTCAAACGTGTGCTCGACGGTGTAGGTGACAGTGCCCGTAGTCCGTACGGCCACGCCGATGTTGAACGGGTTGAGCATGTAGTCGGGAATGACAACGGTGCTGCTGCCTATACCCGTCCGACTGACTGTGACTGGACGCATTGCGTCGTCTCCTCAAGGAGTGAGGCCGGTCTTGCGACCGGCCTCTGGCCCTTAGATGGTCTGCACGTACTGAACGGTAACGCGGACCTGCCCGGCAGTCGGCTGGCCGACCGAGGTCACGGTCGTGACCACGCTTTCAGTCGCACCGATGTTAGCCATGGCCAACAGTTGCGCTGCGGTGAAGGTCGGAAAAGCCCGGCCTGCGGTTCTGGCGTTGACGCTTGAGGCGTACTGGGTGCCTCCGGAAGCGGTGCCCACGGTCAGCGTCGCCGAGGTGGCGCTGTTGTAGGCGGTCAGAACGTCGCAAAAGATGTTGACGATCTGGCTACCCGCGGGAAGCGCGATGGTCCTGTTCTGCACGAGCGTCGCATCGAAGCCGACGAGGAAGGTCTGCGACAGGGTCGCCAGCCCGATGTTACCGCCAGTCGGAAGGCCCGGAGTGCCCGGTTGCTTGTCGCCAGACGCCAGAGGGCCGTCGAATTGAGTTTGAGCCATTGTGTTGTCCCTTGGCTGTGATTGAGGCCGATAAGGTTCGCCCGGCGCCGAAGCGCCGGGCTGGCCTCAATCAGACACCCGCCGTGCCGTACAGGCCACGGGGGTCAGACCACCCGAAGGCATACCTCTCTGTTGCCTTGTAGCGCATGGAGTCGGTTTCGAAGTCACCTTCCATGGACTTTTCAAGGCCACGACGCTTGGCCAGCTTAAGGCCCTCGGGCGCATCAGTCTGAATCCACCAAGCGGTGGTCGAGGTGATACGTGCGAGGTTGGCTTGGCCGCCCGACAACATGTTCATCGACTTGACGGGGTTGATGTCGTTGTTGGCGGTGCCAGCGCGCAGAGCCGAGTTCAGGAGGACTTCGGCTTGGAACACGTTGGACGGGCCGGTCACGATCTGCTTGGCTTCCAGACGGATGCGCTTGCCGTTGTTGTCCACGGCGTTGCGGATCTGAATGAGCATCTGCTCCAGCGAGGTCTGAGACAGCGCCGCAGCGGTGTTCAGCTGGTTGGAGAAGGTGCCGTTGACGATGGGGTGGTTGTTCGCCACCAGAGCCACGCCGTCACCACCCGTGTACGAGCCGTTGAAGGCGCGGTTCAGGATGTTGGCGCCGAGGGTCTCCTTGGTCTCGACCAGGGACTGGGCGAGGTGCTTGGAGTAGGTCTGACCGACGCGGATGTGGTCGCCGTCCTCGACAAGGACCTTGGTCAGGGCGAAGGCCAGACCGTAGACCTTGTAGATGTACCGCTGGACGAACAGGACGCCGCCAGACTGGTAGGTGACGGGCATACCGTCCGGCAGTTCGGGCGCGGAGCCCATGCCGTACAGCATCACTTCCTCGTGGTAGTTCCGGGCGATGCCCTGAAACTCCTTGAAGACCTGCTTCCATTCGTCGGCCCGCTGGTCGTAAACGCCGTTGAACGACTCGTTCAGGATCGGCTCGACGATGGACCGGAAGTCGGTTGACCTCATGGGATTAGCCATTGCGTGGGTCCTCCTTAGAAGGCGACGCGGTCAGCGACGAACTGGTGTTCGGCGATCTGGACCTGAAGGATGACGAAGGCGTCCCCGAACGCATTGTCGGGACCGGGCGAGACGTTGAGGATGCGCAGCGACGCACTGGCGGCGGTCGTCAGCGTGGCGGCGTCGAGCATAAGCTGCGACAGGCCAGTGACGGTGGAGCCGGCGGTGATGGTCGTGTAGTCGGCCTGCGATCCGATGTCAGCCACGGCGATGGTCGCCGAGGACTGAATCTCGTAGACGATGGACGGGTCCACCGTGACGTAGGCGATGATGTCAGTGGCGGCAGTACCGGACGTCCACTTGTTGGACACGCGGCGCCGACCGTCGCTGTCGGTGAACTCGACACCCTGGAAGGAGCCAACGAAGCGGTCGCCGATGGCGGCAGCTTCGATGGTCCCGTTGGTGCCGATCTTCACCGGCTGGTTCTGGAGGATGTTCGCGCCGTATCCCGTGATGATCGACATGGCGACGGGACGAACCACGCCGCTGGGCGAATACACGGGACGGAGGCCGAACGGTTGGGAAGTCGCGGACATTGCGTCTTACCTCATTCGAGTGGGTTTATGGACCCGCCCTATGAGGTGAAGACCCCACGGACGGAAGGACTGGAGCGAAGCGATGCCGTGCCGTCACCCATCTGCACCTGTGACCCTGCCCTGTTAGCCTCTTCCACCAAACTCTCGGTGGTGTCGGCCATGCGTTCTTCTTCGCGGGCGGGGGCGTCGTGGTGGTTTTCCTGCATGAACGCTTCGTAGAGGTTCAATGGCAGTTTGAACGCGAGCATCTCGTTGATGCCGATGAGCCCTGCGTACTCACCCGTTTTCAGGGTGGCGTGGTCCAGGCCGGGTGCGTCTTCCGCAGTCACCGGCGTGTACCCCAGCATCATCCTGCGATGAACGCTGTCGCGGGGGTTCGTCGTCGTCAACCAGCACACATGGTAGCCGGGGATCGGCGGCAGATCAGGCAGAGCATCGTTGAACATCTGCTGGCGGAACATTGCGAGCCGGTCGTCATCGGTCCTCACGCGGTCCTCGGTGACATTGCGGTCTTCCGAGGCGCGGGACCGGCGTCCAGCACCGATTTCCTTCTTAAGCCTATCATCGTCTTCGAGCATTGTCGCGTCCTTTTTTAACGGGTCTTGTTGCGGTCGTACTCGGCGTACGCCTTGAGGTAGCGGTTGCGGGCGGCGGGGTCGTCCCACACGCCCGCCTCCTCCATGGCCTGACGCCGCTCGGGAGTGACGTGGACCGTGTTGCGCCGGGTGGTGGCCGGCACATGTTCGCGGGTGGCGCCCATCGGCGGAGCCTTGTTGCGCCGGGGCGCAGGGGTGGGCTCCTCGGCGGAAGCGGCGTTGCCGCCGAAGCGGGCCTCCACCCGGCGGGTCAACTCGCGGTAATAGCCCTCCGACGTCGGGTCATAGCCCTCCGCCAGCAGCCCTTGGTCGATGCGCCGGGTGAGAACCGACGCCTCGTCTTGGCCGTTGGGGTTGTACCACGGGTTGGCCTGCACCCATTGAGTGGCGTAGGTGCGCACACGCGGGTCGACAGGCGGCGACGGGGCCTGCCGCGTCTCGGTGAACCGCTGCTGCTCGGCGGCGGCCTGATCAGCGCGGGCCTTGGCCTCGTCGCGCAGGCGAATGGCCGCAGCCACGTCCTCTCCGTTGCCGGCCTCCACCGCCCGGGCGATGATCATTTCGGCCTGGCGCACCTCGTCACGGGCGGAGGCAAGCTGCTGGGTGAGGTTCGCCTCGGCCTGTGTGAGGTGGACGCCCTCGATGTTGTTAACCTTGCGGGCCAACTCCATGTTGATCTCGCGCAGGGCGCGGACCTCGGACTCCAGCCGCTCTTGGGCCTGCTTGCGGGCCTGCCGGCGCTTCTGCCGCTTGACGCGGTTGCGGTTGACGATGTCGTCCTCCGAGTCGTCCTGGCTCTCCGCCAGACGCTCGTCGTCCTCATCGTCGTCCTCGTCGGGCTCCTCCGCCTCGGCCTCGGGCGCCGCGGCTTGCGGCTCCTCGGGCGCTTCGGCGCCGGATTCGGGGATCTCATCGACCTCCACGATCTCCAGTTCGTCGTCTTCGGTCATCATGTCAGCCATGAACGGCTCCTTCAGGCTAGATGAAAGCCTTGATGGCCAGCGGGTCGCCGGTCACAAGGCCAAGGATGTCGAGGTCGTTGAACAGGGCGAGGATGGCTTCATCCTCTCCATCGTTCGTCATCACCGTCCAGCGATCTCCGCCGTACTTCGGGACGCGAACGAAATCGCCCGGCGCGCACCACGCACCTTCAGGCCATTCAGTCATGCTGTTGCGGTTCTTGAAGGCCAGTTCGCCGACGGCGATCACCTTGGCCACTTGAGTGTTGTAGTGCTCGGTCTCGCGGGTGTCGGCGGTCAGGATGATGCCGCCCTTCGTGACCTTCTTGGGGGTCCGAAACTGGACCAGAACCCTCGACCCGAACGGCTTGACCAGCGGGTCGCAGGGTGGAAACGCCTCGTCCACGGTGCCGTAGTCGAAGGCGATCTTGTTCGCAATGCTCTGCATGTGTGCTCCTTAGATGTCGAACTTGCCGCGTTCCGATTCCTCAAAAAGGTTCGCGATCAGGTTCCAGGCTCTCTCGTATCCCTCATAGAGGCCGACGGCTCGGCCATACTCGAAGGCGTCCCGCCCGGCGGGCGTTATCAGGAGGCTTCGGGCGACTTCAGCTTGAGTCTCCTTCAGCCTCCTGATCAGCATGTCGGGCGTCATTTGGGCGGCAGCGGCCCCTTGCGCGCGTTGTCAGGGCGCGGCTTGCCGGTCGTGGCCAGCATGTGGTGCTGGGGGACCGGACCCTTGGTCTTGTCGGTCGGCTTGGCCATCAGGAGGTGTCCTCTAGGGCTGGGGGTTGGGGTTCGGGTTCACCGCCGGCTCCTCGCCGCCCATTTGGGCGAGGGTCAGAGCCGTCTGGTTGTCGGCGTTGTTCATCGAGATGCGCGCCTGCATCTCCATGCTCGCCCGCTGGTCCTCGGCCTGCTGCCGCATCTGGTCGGCCTGCATCTCAGCGGCCAACTTGGCCTGCTGCACTTGCGTATCGACCTGATTGTCTTGCTGCTCGATCTGGAGGCGCTGGGCGTCCAGTTGCGCCTTGGCCTGATCCGCAGCCGCGCGCCGCTCGGTCTCGGCCATGGCGGCTTGGACGGCGGGATCCTGCGGGGGTTGCGGCGACATGGCCTGAAGCATCTGCACGGCCTGCTCGATGACCGGCGGCAGGGCGCCGAACGCCTCGGCGGCGCGCTGCGACACGGTGTTCGACGCCTCCGCCAGCATCCGGTCGAAGGACTGCTTGTCCTCAACGCTCTTGTTGTCGCGCACGGCCTCGCCGATGTCCATGCCCGTGGCTTCGTTGCTCAGTTCATAGACCTGCTGGGCGTACCACAGGGCCATGTGCTCCTTGATGTGGTTCAGCACGCCCGGCAGGAACTGCGGGGCGACCAGCCGGTTGGCGCCAAGCACCGGGTTCATCATGTAGCCGAGGTGCGCCGACAGGTGGGCGATGTGGTCCTGCTGCGGGAAGGCGATGACAGGCCGGCCCATGGTCATGGCCACGTTCTCGGCCACCGCGTTCTGCTCCTTGGGCTCGACGGGCGGCACCAGGAGGTCGGAGGCGTTGGGCACCTTGAGCGTCTCAAGGATGCGCTCCTCGACCTTGCGCGCGTTGTAGAGGCCCGGCTGCGCCGCCGCCCGCTGGGCGATGGTCTGGATTTGCGCGATGCGCTGGGTCTCGGAGAAGATGTTGGGGTCGCTGACCGGGATCACGTCCATCGGCCCGGCGAAGTCGGCCCGGGTCGCAATCTCCTCGCCGACTTCCTCCTCCTGCGCCTCGTCGTCGAGGTACATGCCGTTCAGGCGGTGGAGGATGTCCAGCATCCGGCCCATGGCGTTGTGCAGCCGCATGTGAATGGCGCTGAACACCACCATGCCCTGCTCAATCTTCGCCATGGTCGTGCCGACGGGCACGTTGGCGTTGCCATCGGACACGTCGTCCATGGTCGTGCGCACGACGCCCTTGCCCGACTCCACGAGGAAGCCGAGCAGTTGGAACAGCACGCCCGACGGCTGGTTGAACGGCAGCGGCATGGCGACCTTGCGGACGTCGTCCACGTTCAGGCCGCCCTCGATCTCCGCCACCTGCGTGGGCTGGACCTCAAGGCTCTGGCCGCCGATGCCGGCGCCCTTCAGCTTCAGCATGGTCTGGCTGTTGCTGATATGCGCCGAGTCCATCAGGGCGCGCAGGGCGCCCGTCGCCGCGGCGGACAGCCCGCCGATCATGTGCGTGATGCCGATGGGGTAAGCGCCCCGCCACGGCACGAAGGGGAACTCCACGAACCACTGGAGTTCTTCCTGCGACTCGTCGTCCTCGTCCCAGTTGCGGTAGATGCTCAGGACCTTGGACGTGGCCTTGTCCACCGTGAGGATATACGGCGCCGGGCCGTCCTCGATGTCCACGGTGGTGTGGATCTCGTAGACCGTGCGCAGGCCGTCCTCGTTGTAGGCGGTCTCCTCGCGGCCCTCGATCTTGTCGTTGGCGATGTCGGCCTTGGTGCGGTCGGGGTCCATGCCCGCCGGGACCAGGTCCACGTCGCGGTACATGCCGCTCTTGACCCGCTGGTCGTAGTCCAGTTGCGTCAGGTACTGGACGTGGGTCTTGCGCTGCGCGGTGTAGAAGTTGGTCGCCGCGAACGGAATGAGCATCTCGTCGATGGCGACGAACAGGAAGCTGGGGCGGTTCTTCGCCTCGTTCCAACCGACCTTGAGGTACTGCGCCCCGCCCAGCGGCACCTGCGTGAGAAGCTGCTCCAACTCGGAGCGGAACTCCGGGGCCTGCTTCGTCAACTGCCAGTTCATGTAGGCGGTCTTGCGGCGGGCCTTCAGCACCTTCTCGCGCGTGACCTTGCCCGGGATGAAGTCCTTGACGGGACCGCCCGCCGGGAACAACTCCTTGATGGCGCGGGACGAGAAGTCAACGCACGCCTCGGTCAGCAGCGGGTGGACCACGCGGCTCGCGCCTTGGAACTGGGCGCCGCCCGGCGCGTCGTCCCCGAGGCCCGTGCGCCGGATGCCTTCCTCATACTGCTCGTCGCGCTTGGAGCGGGCCTCCTTGTCGCGGGACACGAAGTCGAGGAACTGCGACGCGAGCGTCTTCAGTTCGGTCTCGGGCAGCGTCTCGGCGAGGTTCTGGAGGAACTCGGTGGAAGGCTCGTCGCTGTCGTCCTCGTCGTCCAGCGTGACAATGGCGCCGCCGTCCTCGGTGTCGACGACATCGCTCTCGTCGTCAACCTCGTAGAACTCGCCCTCTTCCGGCTGGTCGTCTTCGGGATCCATGCGGGCCTCAGATGGCGTAGGGGTTCACGCGGGGTTTCGGCGGAGCCGGGGCCTCACGGACGGACTTGCTTTCACGCTTTACACCGGAAAGCAGGCCCTTGTCCATGATTACGCGCGCGGCCTGGCTGAAAACGTCCACGAAGTCGTCGTGCTTGATGGAGCCGCCGCCCCGGAAGGAGCAGAGTTGGTCCAGCGCCGGCTCAACCCAAGTGCGCGGCCTGCCGGGCCGCTTCTCGCTTTCGGGTAGCCAGAAATAACCACGGGCGAACAGATGGCTTACCATGTGCAGGCGGGCCAGCTTGTCGGCGCGACCGGGGTTGTAGGGGTAGGCGTGTATGCCTTCCTTTGACAGCGACTGGCGCAGGCTGATGCCGCTGCCCTTGTCCTCGATGATGAGCAGGTCGGGCTTGCGACCGCTGGTCATGGGCTTGGCGGGGCCGAACATCGGCTTGATGAGCGCCACGTCCTCGTCGTCGCCGTAGGCCACGTTCAACTCGCGCTTCACCCGGGCGATCAGTTCGGGCATCCCGAGGTGGTCGCTCCAGCAGTCGAGGACCAGCACGTTCATCACGTCCTCGTGCCAGAAGATGCCGAACACGGCGCAGGCCGACGGGTCGGGGTCGTGGGTGCGCTTGTTGAGGGTCTTCTCGGTGAAGGCCGTGTCGAGGGACATGATGATCCACTCGAACTTGGGCAGCGGCTTGCTGGCCGGCCACATCTTGAACCACGAGCGGGCGATGATGCCGCCCTCCTCGGCGTCGATCAGTTCGCCTTCCAGTTCCTGGCGGCCAAGTTTGGTGCCCTCGTACTTCTTGAGCGCCTCGAAGAAGGACGGCGCCAGGTTCTCGCGGTTGTCGTAGGTCGAGCCGCGGATGATGATGCGGCCCGGCTTGGGCTCCGTCAGCTTGCGGATCAGGGTCTTGGGCTTGGGCGTCGAGGTCCACATGACCTGCGGGTGGCGACCGAGGCGCAGGCCGAACATGGCCATGTCCCACGTCTCCTCGTCACGGCTCCAAGCCGCCAATTCATCACCCCACAAGGCGGCAAATTGGGGACCGCGCAGGCGCTCCGGCTCCTCGGCGCTGAATCCCCGGATCGCGACGCCGTTGATGAGTTTGATTTGCAGGTTGGTCTTGTTGTAGTCTTCAACGAGTTCGGGCGGGATGACATTAAGCAACCCGGAATGGCCTTCAAAACAGGTAAAGCGCACGTCATTAAGAGTTGGTGCGATTACTGCATGAGGAAGGCGCTCCGTGTCCCTGTATGCTTTCTTTCCAAGCCATTCTGCACCAACGCGACTTTTTCCCCAACCTCTTCCGGACTGTATACCCATCTCCGTCCAGTCGGTTTCTGGTGGAATCTGGTCCGGTCGGGCGGTTGTGTGCCAGCGGGCCTGCCAGTCGAGGAACAGCAGGTCCTCCTTGGACAGGGCCATCAGTTGCTCGCGGGTGAACGTCAATGCAGTGTCCCCAGCAGGTCGAACATGTCGCACGGCAGCAGGACGTAGCCGCTCGGGGCGCCGCAATCCGGGCCGTTCAGCAGGAAGCTGGTCGCCTCGTCGGCGTGCACCGTAGGATCCCCGTCCTTGTCGTACATGCGCACAAGCGGGATGCGCTGCCCATCGGCCATGACGAGGACGCCATGGGTGAGGCTCAGGTAAGCCGCCTCGCCGGTGAGCCGCGCCACCACCTCGTCAGCCGTCATCCGACTGCCAGCCGTCCTCGGGCGACCAGCCGTCGAGCAGGGCGTCAATGACGACCGACACCGGGCCTGACACCTCGATCTCGTTTCGCTCCATGCGTCGGACCCGCCTCTCGCCGTTCGCGCCGAAGCGCAGGATGTCAGCCAACTCCTGTCGGGTGAGATTAAGGTCTTCGCGGGCTTCCCGCAACTCTTCGCCGGTCATCATGTCAAGCGGCCTTTCTCATGCTCTACCCGGTGACAGTTCGGGCACAGGACAATCGCGTTCGACAGAGTGTGCGTCCCGCCGCCGGCCTTCGGCTCTCGGTGGTGGACATCACACCTAGCGGCGTCCCATCCGCAACGCTCACACCGGTTGCCATAGTGCTTGATCGCCGCTCTGGCCCACCCGTGCCGGGTTCGGTAGCAGTGCTCCCCGCCGTCGATGACGTAACTCTTGCCTTCATTCCACGGACCGCCAGCGCGGCGCTTACGCTGCGCGGTGTCGCGGTTCATGCACCCGCACGACTGAACCGGGTTCCGGCGCCGAAGGCTGTTGGACGCAACGCGCTTGGTCCGACCGCAGTCACACTGGCAGAGCCAAGCGAGGTGCTTGTCTTTCGTCCGCCCGTCGACGCGCTGCACGACCAACCTGCCGATGCGCTGGCCTGTCAGGTCGTTGCCCGCCGCCACGCTCGCGGCCTCAATGCCGCTGAACAGGGACAGGTACCTCATGCGCCCACCTGCTCATGCACCTTGCACACGGCGCAGTCCCGCTCGGGCTTCACACCCCCGCCCCACCACCGCAGGATCGCCGGCGGCGTGGCCTCGGGCAGGTTCCAGGTGCACAGGGGCACGACGACGGGCGTGTCGTGGCCATGCTCGTGGAACCACGCCTCGGTGAGCCTGCCGAAGCGGCATGTCTCGTGTCGAAGTTCGCCGTTCACGACAGCACCGCCCAAATCAGAATCACAACAAACCCATAAACAGCCGCCACGCCTAGCCCGAAGGCCAGAGCGTCGGAGCAGTAACCGTCCGCTGGATGCGGCGGGGGCGACGGGACGCGCAGGGCATCGACGATATGGAGGATCAGCCAGCTAGGGTTCATGGCGATTTCTCCCGCTTAACGTGTTGCGGGCGCGGATGCCGCAATCTGCCCTCACGGGCGAGGGGCTGGGATCATACTGCGCCGCAAAGCCGCTGGACGGGGACCGCCAGTTCTTGCTGTCGGCGTAGAAGGCCACCGCCTCCTCCAGCGCCTTTATCCGCTCGGCGGATGCGGCCTGACCGGCGCGGTAGGCTCGGACGGGATCGTCAAGGTGCGTGTCCATCAACCCAGCGCGATACTCGGCGGGAAAATCCACGCCGGGCGTCGGGCCGTATTTCTCACACTGTTGGGCCGCGTCCTCCCTCGCCCACAGCGTAGCCTCGTCTGGCCCACTCACTGGTCAGCCTCCTTTGCGATGGTCTCGGGGTCTAGGGCGCGGATGGCGCTAACCGTTTCTGATATGGCTCGGGACCAATCAGAGGTGAATCCGCCCTTATCCGCCCCCCTCGCAGCAGCCTCCAGCCCTAGCCGGATGCCTTCAAGTCGGGCGGCGTCGATCAGGTGTTGGTTGAGGATGTGGTATTGGCATTTCACAGTCCAATCGAACCAATGCGCAGGGCCTATCCTCCGACTGGAGTCCGGCCTCTCCACCCACACATCATCCGCGACCGGCTGGGGTCCGCCGTCGTGTTGTTTCCAGTCGCTCACTGGTCAGCCTCCTTGAGCAGGGCGCGCAGTGCGAAAAGCAGCTGGTCTAGGTCAACGGCGTTGGGCCGCTGAAACTCGACGTATGCGATGGCGTCAGACACTCCAGCCTCCAGCGCCTTGATCCTCTCGGCGGATGCGGCCTGCCCGGCTCGGTAGCCGATCTTATAGCCGTGCTCTGCTACATTGACCGCTTCCTCCCCCGCTTCTTCCAAAAGCACGGAGGTTTTACCGCATCGTATGGCGAGTTCGGCAAACGTGCGGGCCTTGTCTGGCTTGGTCATCGTGCAGCCTCCTTTGCGGCTTCCCGACCACGGACCCCGGCCAGGCCCTCAACACCGCTCGGGCGAAAGGTGCGGGCCTCCTCCAGGGTCAATTCCGCCAACACAAACCCGGCCTGCATGTCCTGCACGATGTTGGCCACACGGTCGGTGTCGTCCAGTTCCCCGGCGAGGATGGGTCGGGTCAGGAGGTTGGCCTGTGCGGGCGACAGGCGCTGGATGGCGCGTTCGCGGGCGAGGCGCTGGATAGCGTCGTGGGTCATGCGGCCCTCCGTGCTTTGGTGAGTTCAGCCCGCATGGCGGCGAGCTGTGCGCGCATCCGGTCGGCGGCGCGTTCGGCGGCTTGAAGCGCCTCGGGCGTGGCC